GTGATAGTGGTCTTAATTAGTTGCAGATCAGTAGTGCGATCAGCAAGTGAGTTACCAAAGAACTTGTGTGGAATTGGGATTGGGCAGATTGAGTGGAAAGGAACATAGTCCACTTCCTCAATTGCTTCCTTACCATCTTCATCTTGAAGAATCTCGTTTGAAGCGTAGAAAACTTGAGTCAGAGTGGCAATACCTTTGCCATTCATGTCAGTCTTTACATAGCACTCAAACACCTCAATCTCTTGCATTGAAGGGTCATCAGTCTGGACTTGGTAGGGCTGCTCACCTGCTGAGTAACGAGCCACACGCTCTGGTGTGTAGGCTAGAGCATCGTCCATCTGCAAGGATTCAACTTGCTTCTTGTTGAAACCCATAGCGATCAGATCACTACGAGTCAACATCTGACGATGGGCTACGAAAGGAGAATCAGCAATAGTTTTAGCTTTTTTGCTAATCAAGAACTCCTCTGGAGGAACATTCTCAATCGTGACTTTGCCTGATTTTTTACGCTTTTGGACTACGACATTGTGCGTAGAACCCATGACTTGAATACCAGTTGGGTCAAAGACTGGCTGACCCATTGGGTCAAAGATTGGGAATTCTGTAGTATCTTGCTCGACAATCTCCATCGTCTCATCACTCATCAGCATAGCCAATTCGTCATCAGACAGATCAAAGTAACGCTCTTTTGTTAGGTCTTCTTTGTTTTCCCAATAAGCCTTAACAATGCCATTCTTCTGCATCAAGGCATCTTTGAACCAGTCATGCAGAATGGCTACACCTTCGTTATCCTTGGTAAAGACCCAATTGCAGTAATCTGTGGCTTGCTTGGCAGAGGCTTCGTCTTGTGGGCCTTGTGGCTCAAAGACTACAATATTGTCTGAGCCTGTAAAGATACGGACTAAGCTAGGAAGTGCGCCATCAATAGCTTCTGCTACTTCTCCAGTAACGATCTGGCTCTTTCCTTCAACCTCATTGCCGTAGGGTTGTCGGAGATACGCTTCCAGAGCCTGTTTGCGCTGGTCAACAGTCTCTGTTTCAATGTAGCCAATAGCATCATCAATCTCTGCTTGAAGGATTGACTTCAGTTCGTTCTGTTGCATTTTTGTCCTTTGGAGGGCGACCCATTCGGGGTTTGTCCAATTTTAACTCTTTTATCATATTTTCCAACAGTTCGACACGCTTTTCAAGTTCTTTTACTTTTGGGGCTAAATTTACCCCTTGTGGCATTAAATACATTAGACAATCCATTTCGGTGTTTGGTTAATCGGCTTAGACCATGTACTGTGACCTTCATCAAGTCCAAGGGCTAAGTATCGGAATGAGTCAGAACCATGAGAAGACCAATCATGTAGTGGTCTTTCATAGAAAATCTTACGCTTCTCATCGTAGTCTCTGCGGTAGTTTCTCAGGCAATTTAACCCTATTTGCACCTTTGGTACATTAAACCAACACCTTGGCAATAGCCTACGAACAGCTTGAATACCATCATCTAGCCCTATTCTGGGTGCAATCTTGATCTCTAGCCCTACTTCCTCAAGCATCTCTAGTCTGCTCTTTCCAGAACCTAACTCTCTTACCCTAACGTCATGGGGCAAGATATGCTCTGCTTTGATGTAGTCGTTATCCCTAATCCACTTCACATAGTGGTCTAAGCCTACGCCATGATTCTCGTAGTAGTCCAATAATCTGACCTCAGAGCCTACCAACTGAGCAACCCAGATAGATGTAGAGTCACCCATTCCCAAGTCCCAAGCAGTAAAAGTACGACTTAATTCCTCTCTGGGAATCTCTTGCATGTGCTTCTTGTCTTCTAGTTCGTTCAGGATTTGCCCATAGTACGAACCCTCTACAGCAGCGTCAAAACTACACTCAAACTCTTGGCGATACTTGTCCTCACCCATCTCATTACGAGCAGCCTTCAGTTCTGTGTCATCCACTACCCCTGTCTCAGAGGCTTTGAACTCTAAAAGTCCCCATCCATCCTCTTTCTCTGCCCTATCTCGCAGTTCTTTGAAGTGGTTGTGTCCCTTTGGTGTGCCAATGAATAAGCACCATCCCTTACGATCAGCTAGTGCAGGTCTAACAATGTCAGTCCAAATCTTAGGATTCTGGTCACCAATCTCGTCTAGGATTACCCCATCAAAGTACTGACCACGCAAGGCTTCAGGGTTGTCAGAGCCATATAACTGAATACGCCTACCCCAGAAGTCAACTCGCAACTCAGAGATGTTGCTAGAGCCTCCTAATGGGTCTGCATACTTCACCAAATAGTCCCAAGCTACCCTCTTAGCCTGTCCATAGGTAGGCGCAATGTAGGCATAGCGAGGGGCTTCCTTTTGGTTAAGGATAGCGTCCTTGATGATGTGGTTAATCGCAGAGACAGTCTTGCCCATGCGCCTATGAGCAACAACAACACCAAAACGCTTGTCATCCATCAAGTCATGGATAGCAAGTTGTTGTTCTCTGGGTTTGTAAGGTATCTCGATTACTTCTGCCATTGGACGCTTATCTGAATGTCTTTACCTTCTTCTCCAGTTACCTGAAGTGGTAAGACTTTACCTATAAGTCCCATGAAAGCCTGTGGATGGCTCTCGGCTTTCTCTACCAAGTAGTCAACACCACCTGATTTATCTAGAGCCTCTAAGATCATCTCTCTAAGGATTGCATTGCCCTTATCTAGACTTCCTTTAGGTCTTCCTGCGCCATCTCGTGCGCCACCACGATGTGAAATTTTTGATTGTTTTTCAATCATGTTGTTTGACTCCTCTAGGGTTGGTCAAGGTTAAGTTAGTAATTACTGACCTAGTAGACTTGGCATCAGTTCATAAATCTTTTTACGCTGTTCTTCGTCTGCTAGTAGTCCTAATGGTAACACACCAGCAAGAATGTCTGCTTCTTTAGTTCTAGTTGGGTCAAAGGCAGCAAAACGGCTTCTTACTTGGTTAGGCTCAAATACAACACCTACATCTACTAGCTTGCTTGCGCCAGCAGCAGGGTCAAATGTGTTCTTTAAGATTACGGCATCTTTGCCTTCTCTCATTGCTTGGTCAACCAAATCAGCATAAGTTTGGTCTCGGTATGTGCTACCTTGGAAATCATAAACAAGAGGGTTTTCATAACGCAATGCAACAGGCATTACATTTCCACCTTCTTGTGTTTTCTCAGCTAATGCTCGTTCATTCTTAATAGTCTGGAATTGCTCAATGCTTTTAATGGCTTGATTTGCATCGTCACCTGCAAGTTTTGCAATTTCCTTTTTCAATCCTTCAAGTTGAGGATTTGAATAGCTGTTATACCAACCATATGGCATCAATTCTTTAACTTTTGCGTCAAGTAGTTCTGCTTCTTTTTGTGGCAGTTGTTTTGAATAAATTGCATTGTTAATGTTAGCAAGCATTTCATCTCTGCTATCACCATACTTTGCAGTTAAAGTTTGCAAATATTGTTGGTCACCAATGGCAATGTCTTCAGCCAACGCCATTTGTTTTTCGTATTCGTCCCAATTACCTTTTTTCTCAGCAGCATTTGCTTTACGCATCGCTTCTTTGTACTGCCTAGAGCCACCAATTTGGGCATATCCTGATGCTGTTTCAGCACCATGACCTTCCATAGAAACAGTATTGAGTTTTGCAATTTCTTCTTCAGGTATCCCTAATTTTCTAAGCATCTCAATAGATTTAGGGTCTGATGACTTTTGCATCATTGATGCTGGAGGATTTTGTGGGTCACGAGCAAAGAAAAAGCCTTTTTTAGCACTTTCTGCACCAGTTGATTCACCCAATAAACCTTTATCAAAGTCTTTAACATCACCTGTTCCCCCATGATACCAACCATGTTCATAACCTTGTTGTAATGAACGAGTGTAATTGTTTGGAGATTGACCAATCTTTTCTGCTGCTTCTCTAGCCATTTGCTGATTAACAGCAGGAGAAATTTCTTTAATACTTGCGCCTACTGGTAAACCTTTAGTAGCCTTACCTAGCAATCCTGCAACTGGTGCAACTGCCATAGAAGCCTCAACTGCTTCAGCACGAGGCTTAGTAGTCATTCCTCTACCAGTAGTCAATGGCTCACCATAAGCCATTCTTTCCATTGTCTGTTGGACAGCAGGAACTCCCAAGAGATTCATCAACATCTCTACAGGAGGATTCTCATAACCAAATGGCTTTGCGCCAAATTGTTGTGCTTTCTTTAGGCGATCAGCAAGTAAACCCATAATTGGGTTTGACATTGGAGTAGCCCTTAGTTCAGCCATTATTTCATCCTGCCCATCTTTTTAGCAGCTTCTGACATAGCAATGGCAATCGCTTGGTCACGGCTTTTTACAACCTTACCACCTTTGCCAGAATGGAGAGTACCTTCTTTGTACTCACCCATTACCTTGCCAACTTTCTTCTGACCAGCTTTTGTCATTTTCATGTTAGTCACCTGTTGTTTTCTTACCACTTAACGCGGTTACTCCAGTACGCAGCACTCATCTTACCCTTGGCAATATTCTCTGCGTGACGAGCCTTAAATGCTTCGTTACGCTTAGAGCCATCAGGTGAGCCTTTTACGCCTTGTTGACCAAAGCGAATAAGTTTCACAT